GGCTGTTGATGTTATATAAGATGTGAAAATATTTTAATAATTTTATTTTACAGGAGGACATTTATTTAATGGCAGAAACAAAGAAAAAAGGAAGACTATTCGATTTACCTGAGACAAAAGGATCATTCCAGTTGAAGGGTGTTGTTAGTGGTGTAGAGAAGGATAACTTCTATAAGGAAATTAAGACCAAGAGCAACAAGGATATGAGAATGATTAACTTTGGAGTCGGATACGCTGAAGGTAGTACACTTTATGTTAATTTGCAGGGGCTGGAGCAGGAATATGTTTATTTTTCAAAAAAAGCAAAAAAGAAAGGCGACAAGCCTGAAATTGCAAAGGTTACTTGGTCTGATAGATTTACTTATAACCGTGAAGGATTCCGTCTTATTGGAAATACCATTGGTGTTAAAAAGAAAGTAGATCAAAATGGTAAAACTGTAAATGACAAAAAAGATTTAACAGATTTTGATTCTTGCAAGGAAGTAAATGAAAATCTGAAAGATGGCGCAAGTGTATTTATCAGAGGTAGTATTGACTACAGCAGTTTTTTAGATAACAACGGCAATAAGAAGACATCTACGAAGCTGGTTCCTAACCAGATTTCACTTTGTTCAGAAATTGATTTCGGTGATGAGAATTTCACTCAGCAGAATGACTTTATCCAGGTAATTGTGTTTATGGGTATTGAACAGGAAAAGGAAAATGATAAACCGACTGGAAGATTTATTGTATCCGCAAAGGTTATTACATACAGCAACATTGAGGATGTTGAGTTTATTATCGAGAATAAGGATTTGGCAAATAAGTTCAAGAAATCCTTAAAGCCATATAATGCAATTCAGGTCAGTGGTCACATGGTAGCGTCTACACAGACAGAAACAGTTGAAGATGATGATGACAACTGGGGTGAAGAAGTATCTATGGAGAAGGTTCTTGCACCTACTAAGAGGGAATTTATCATTACCAACGCAAAGGGTTCTACTGTTGACAAGGAACTTTACACAGAAGCAAATGTTACAGAAGCTATGGCTAAAATTGCACAGGCAAATAAGGCTGAAAATGATTTCGGTGGCGATGCAGACAATGATGATTGGGGAGAAGCCAATCTTGATACAGACGATGATAAAGCTTGGGAGTAATTCTTGGACTAAGGAACGTCAGAAGTGGCGTTCCACAACTCTTAAAAAATAATACTATTTCGGAGGTAATTTAATGGCAAAGGCGAGAAAGGCGTCAGTAACACAGAGTAAGTTAGGAATGATTTTATATGGAGAACCGTTTACGGGTAAGTCTACTATGGCTATGCAGTTAGCATATTTCAAACGTCCAGATGGTAAGCCGTTTAGAGTGTTGTATCTTGATCCTGAAACGGGTTCAATTGATGATTATTTGGGAGATTTGGAAGAGAACGGTGTAAATCTTGAAAATATTTATATTGTATATACACAGTCGCTTGGTGAAGTAAGACAGTATATTGCGAAGGTTAAAAATGGAGAAGATTTTTATGAACTTGACGATGATGGGGAAGAGACAGATGAGATTGTTTTAGACGCTGACAAAGAACCATTTAGAGCTGATGCGATAGTAGTCGATGGTAAAACAATTCTTACCTTAACAACTAAACAGGGACTTATTGAGTTTTCTAAGAAAAGGAACAAGGTTAAGGCAGATAAAGATGGTCTTGTTGGTGACGCACGACTTGTAAAAATTGAAGGTGCAGGAATGGAGCTTAAAGATTATCAAACAGTCAATTTTAAGGGGCAGGATTTGATTCTTGACTTGATGGCTTCTGGTGCGCATTGGATTATTACTGCAAGAGAAACAGATGAAAAAGAAAATATTAAGTTGCCAGATGGAACAACGCAGAGTGTTGTTACAGGAAGAAAGATTGCTGATGGATTTAAGGGAATGGCACATAATGCGAAAACAGAAATTCGTATGTTTAGAAATGAGGATGGTATAGTTTGTGCATTTGTTAAAAAGGATAGAACACATGTGCATGAAGATGAAATCACAATTGAAGACCCTACATTAGTTGATTGGCAAGCAGTTATTGATAAAACTGCAAATAAGAAGCAATTTGTTGTTAAGAATGATCTTACAAAGGCTGTTGATATTGAACAGGATATTTATAGTAAGGAAATTCTTGGCAAAGTTGGACAACCTGCAAATGAGGAGTCTGCTGAAGAAAATAGTTCTAGTGTAGATATTGAGGTAATGAAGAAAGAAATCATTGCTAAACGAAATGCACTACCGCCTATGGAAAAGAAAGCAATGAAAGAAAAGTTGGAAGCAGAAGGACTACCTACAGCATATAAGAATGTGACGGATGCTACTGTTTTGCAGAAAGTTCTCGATATGTTTCAGTAATCAATTTTTTATGTAAAGGTGGACTAATGCGGTATATAAAAGAAGAACAACACATGGGAATAAAAAGAAAATGCGGATGTTGCAAAGAATACTTTTACATAAACAATAACAATATTGACGATGCAATCTACTATGATAAACAAACATATCATAGTAGTTGCTTTATCAATATATGCAACAAACGCTCAAAAATGAAGAGAGAAGATATTTCACAAAAATGGACATGGATTCTGGATCATTTAGATCAGATAAGAAAAGAATCCTATCAACATTTAAGTTTGTCAGTTACGAAAGAAAATGTTTTCGAGTTCATAAAGGATGCGTATGATGTCACAATTGTACCAACAACTGTATGGCAAAAACTAGGTGAAATTTATAATGGTACATTTAAGGGAATGTCCGTTGGAATACCGCCAGAACATTTGCTTGATATGTGGAAAAGAAAGATTGATATGTTGAATGGTATTGCAGATAGGAACAAAACAAAAGGAATCGTAATGAGTTCTGATAAGCGTATCAACTATGACTTATCAATTTTGATTAATAAATATGACAGCTATTTAAAGTGGCTTGAAAAACAGAAGATTATAGCATCAGAAAAAGAAATAGAAAAAAGCGATAATATTGTTGGTAAAAGTATTGGATATACCGCTTCAAATAAATCTGGAAAAAATGATTCAGACGATATATCTGCTTTGGTTGATGATATTTTCGGATGATTGGTGGTGATAATTGATTGGCAGAAGAACATAGTGCTTCAAACATACAAGCTGAGATATGCTTCGTAGGCGCACTACTAAAAGATCCTGATTCATTTGTTAATTATGGTAATTTTATGAGAAGCAAATACGACTTCTCAGATCCGGCAGTAAAATTTTTTTATGACAGTTTTGAAACATATTATTTGACTTTTTCACAGACAGTAGATGAGACAAAAATGAATGTGTTTATGAGTCAGAATTCAGAAAGATTAAGCACATATAAGCAATACAAAGGTTGGAAAACTATACAGCAATATATGAATCTTGCAGATGAAAACGACTGTAAAAATTATTTTGATACAGTCAAAAAGTATTCTCTTGTAAGGGAATATGGAAGAAATGGTTTTCCAGTTGAAAAGATTCTGTCTCATAAGAATTTCGATAAGATGTCCCCAAATGATATTTATAGGATTATCCGCACAAAGGCAGATAAAATACACACAGTCATCAATGCAGGTGAGGAGGCAGTAGAACTTACAGATAATAACACAGTACAAATTGATAAGTATCTTGAAAAGCCTAATTTCGGTTTACCGTTTCCCTGGTATATGTATAATGAATATTTCCTTGGTATGAGAGATACAAAACTGTTATTTGAAGGGTTCTTATCTAATGAGGGGAAAACAAGAAAATTAGTGTTATTGGCAGCATATGTTGCACTTGTACAGAATGAAAACTTTTTCCTTATGAGCAATGAAATGGATGAAGAGGATTTGAGAAGTTGCTTAATAACAACAGTTATCAATAATAAGGAATTTCAGGATTTACATGGTGTTGTACTTGAAAAGCCAGAGAAAGAAATTGTTCTTGGTGTGTACCATGATAAAAATGGAGAAATCATCAGAAGAAAAATAGATGATTTTGGTATCTATACAGAATCCAATGAAGAATACATAAAAAGAGTACAGGCAGAATCAGATGAATATTGGCAAGTAAAAACCGTAACAGAATGGATCGACAGCTCTGACCGTAAAGGTAAAGTTCTATTTAAAGATGTTGGTAATGATTATAGTCCAGAGCAGATTGAGTTTGAATTGCGTAAAGCAAAGATGGTTCAAAACATCAAATATTATGGATATGACACATTAAAAGGATATAACACAGATGATTGGTCACAGATAAAACAGTTCGCTACCAGACTGAAAGAATTGACAAAAGAATTAAGAATGAGCGGTTATGCGGTATTCCAGTTGAGTGATGATACTGTGTTTACAGACATTTTTAGTCTAAGCAGTAACAATATTGCTAATGCAAAGCAGATAAAGCACGTTGCTGACATCTTGAATATTGGTAAGAAGCTTAATAAAGATGAATATCACAAATATCAAATGGTCGCAGAAAACGATAGTTGGGGTGAACCTGTTACAGAAGATTTAGACTTAAAAAAACAATATTTTTGTATTAAGCCTGATAAAAACAGGGCTGGAAGCAAAGACAAAGTTATGTTGTTTGAAATAGATCTCAATTTTAATATTTGGAGAAATATAGGTTATATCATTAAAAAACCGAAAAGTACAGAATAATTTGGAGGGTGGCACTTGGATGTAAAAGAATTAAAAAATTACATATATGAAAACCGATATGTTGAGCAAATCCTAGAATCCATTGGTTGCCACCATATCAAATATCATGCTTCAAGCGGTTATTGGACTTGTGCAAACGCAACAGGAGATAACAATGGAGCAATTGTTTTATATAACAGCGAATATTTAATGTGCCAGAATTACACAAGACAGATGATTAAAACAAATCGGAACACTGATATTGTTGATTTAGTCTGTTATACAAAAGATTTAACTTTTCCTAAAGGATTGCAGTTTATATGTGATGAAATTGGAATGTCTTATTACCACGATTTTGAAGAAAACATTCCAGAAAGTTTTAAGATTTTGAAAATGCTCAATGATATGAGTTCTAATGCAAATATAGAAAGAGAGAAGCCATTAAAGCCAATTAGTGATAATGTACTTTCTTATTACAAGACATACAGAAATGATTTGTTTTATAAAGATAACATAGATTATTCCACACAAAAAGAATTTGAAATTGGATTTGATGAAGAAAGTAACAGATACACAATTCCTATTCGCTCAGAGCTTGGTGATTTGGTAGGGATTAAAGGAAGATATTTTTATAGAGAAGTTCCTGAAGGAGAAAACAAATATATTTATTTAGAACCATGTGCAAGATCAAAAATAATTTATGGGTTATATAAGACTATTGATTATATAAAATCATCTGGAAAGATATTTGTAGGAGAAAGTGAGAAATTTTCACAACAGCTATGGAGTTATGGATATAGAAACAGTGGAGGAACTGGAGGTAAGGAATTGTCACAACATCAGATAGATATGCTTGTCAGGCTTGGAGTAATGATTATTTTCTGTTTTGATAAGGATGTTACAAAAGATGAATTAGAAAGGTTAGCTGATAGATTTCCCGATGGGGTTCCTCTTTTCTATATGTATGATGAAGATAATATTTTGAACGAACATGAATCACCTTCAGATAATCCTACAAAGTGGCAATATATGGTAGAACATAATGTTTACAAATTGAGATAGAGAGGTGTGAATTTGCAATATAAATTATATGAAAACGGAAATAATGATACTTCTAATGTGTTAGCAGAAGTTCTTAAAAATAGAGGAATAAATGATTATAACAGATATTTAAACTTAGATGAAAGTGTTATTGAACCATATCAAAACTTAGACCATATTGAAGAAGCAGTTAATTTATTCATGAAACACATTAATCAAAAAAATAGAATTGCAATATTGGTTGATGAAGATCCAGACGGGTTTTGCTCTGCTGCAATGATGTATCTGTATATAAAACAGATGGATAGCGATTACCCTGTTGATTATATTTTACACGGAAGGGCAAAGGCGCATGGGTTATCAGATGATGTAGTAGTTCCTGAAGACATAAGATTATTGATTATTCCAGACGCAGGAACAAATGATGTAACTGAATGTGAGAAATTATCAAATGGTCAGATAGATATTTTAATTTTAGACCACCACGAAAAGGAAGAAGAAAATCCGTATGCAGTTATCGTCAATAACCAAACAAGCAATAATTATTCCAATAAAAATCTGTGTGGTACCGGGGTAGTATACCGTTTCTTACAAGCAATAGATGAAGAGAATTGGAATGAGTTTGCAGATGATTATTTAGATTTATGTGCATTAGCAAATATCAGTGATGTTATGGATATGCGTTCTTTTGAGACACGGTATCTGACGGATATGGGATTATTAAATATCCGAAATAAATGTTTTAAAGCTCTTGTAGATGCACAGGATTATAGTATGAGTGGCAAGATAAATATTCATAATGTTCAATGGTATATTACTCCGATTTTGAATGGAATGATCCGCATTGGTTCCCCAGAAGAAAAAGAATTATTATTTAGGGCATTTATTGAACAAGATGAATTCTTTGAATATAAGAAGCGTGCTACTAAAGATAAACCTGCTGAAACAATTCAAGAAAGTATATATGACAGAGCAGCTAGACTATGTAAAAACGCAAAAAGTAGGCAAGACAAACAGAAAGAGAAATGTGTATCTAAAATTGCAGAGATTGCACTGCATATTCCACAGGAAGATAAAGTGGTTATGATTGATACTTCTGATATTCTTGATAATGGTTTGACTGGCGTTGTTGCTATTAAGATTGCTGAAATGTTTAATAAACCGTGTATCTTACTAAACAAATTCTTAGATAAGAAAACAGGGAAGGTTACATATGGTGGTAGCGCAAGGAATATTGATAACAGTCCTATTGATAGTTTTAAAGATATAGTCAACAGTACAAATATATTGGATGGCAGAGGCCATGCTAATGCTTTTGGTATTGTAGGGTTAGAAATAGATAAGAAAGATGACGCATTAAACAGGCTCAATGATATTTTGCGAGATGTTGAGTATGATTCTACATACCGAGTTGATTTCATTATGGATATTGATGATGTAACTATAAAAATTGTGACTGATTTAGCAAGACTTGAAGATATTATCGGACAAGGCATCGAAGAACCAATGATCGCTATTGAAAATATTAGTCTTACAAAAGAGCAGTTTGAGATATTTGGCAAGAATGAAGATACCATCAGTTTTATGATTGATGAGATTAAATATATTCAGTTCAAATGTAAAGAAGGTAATCAACTGTATGACTGGCTTCAAAATGCCTGGGATGAAAATGATGGCGTGGTCTTTAATATTGTAGGGAAATCATCAATTAACGAATATAACGGGGTTAGAACACCACAAATAATTATTGAAGATGTTGTGGTAGTGAGTACAAATAATTCAGATGACGATGAAGAATGGTAGGAGGTAAGTTATGTACAGTTCTTTACATAACCATACATATTATTCATTACTTGATGGATATGGAAGTCCACAAGAAATGTTGGATAGAGCAAAGGAAATTGGACTAAAGGCATTTGCAATAACTGAACATGGAAATGTATATAGTCATATTTACTTTGATCTAATTAAAAAGAATTATCCTGATATTAAAATGATCTATGGATGTGAGTTATACGAATGCAATGATATTAGGATAAAGAACAAAGATAATAAATACTTTCATCTCATCTGTCTTATTAGGAATGAACAGGGAAGAAAGGATTTAAACAAGGTTATCACAAAGAGTAATCTTGAAGGATTTTATTTTAAACCACGTTGTACAATTGAAGATTTGAAACCATATGCAGAGAATTTTATTATATCTTCTGCTTGTTTAGCTGGTAAGTTGGCAAGAGAATCTGATTTTGAAAAGTGTGTAGAATATATTAATGAATACAAAAATGTATTCCCATATTTTTATCTTGAAATGCAGTCTCATAGCCATGAAGCCCAGTGTTTGTATAATCAAAAAATTTTAGAACTATCAAAAAGAACTGAAACTCCATTTATTATAACAACAGATAGTCATGCTCCTAAAAAGGAAGATTTATATTATCAAGATAAACTTATCCAGATAGGTAGGAAAAGTAGTAATAATGATAAAAATGCAATAGAGAATAGTGAAGTATATGAAGGCTGTTATATGCAATCTGAAGAAGAAATTCATGATTATATGGATTGTCAAATTGGATATGACAATGTTTGTATTGGATTGGAGAACACAAATAAAGTTGCAGACTTAATTGATGAAGCAAATATGCCATTTCAGCAACCACAGCTACCAACATTCCCGCTTCCAGAAGGATATAGTAATAATAACGAGTTTTTATGGTCTTTGGTTAATCAAGGATGGAAAGACAGAGGATATGACAAATTAAGTGAAGACGAACAAAAGATAAGAAAAAATAGACTTGATTATGAAATGGGTGTTATTCACTCAATGGGTTTTGATGGGTATTTCTTATTTGTATGGGATTTTATTAAAGCAGCAGAAAGATTAGGTATTGAAGTCGGTAAGGGTAGAGGTAGCGCAGCAGGCTCATTAGTATGTTATTGTTGTTATATTACTGACATTGATCCTATTAAATACGGACTTATCTTTGAGAGATTCCTCAATCCTGAACGTGTAGGACTTCCAGATATTGATACAGATGTTGGAGATAGAGATGCAATTATTGACTATTTAGTTGATAAATATGGAGAAGATAGGGTATGTCAGATTATAAATTACTCATATATTACTCCTTGTGTAGCAATTACAGATGTTGGTAAAATTCTTGGATTTCCATATAATCAGATGAAAAAACTTTCACAAAAATTTACACTTGATAAGTGGGATGATTGTATGAAAGTAAATCCAAAACTTTTAACAGACAACCCACAATATGCAGAATTGTTTGATATAGCAAAGCATCTAAGTGGAAGAGTAAAAACAGTTTCTATTCATGCTGGTGGCATTGGTATTGTTGATACAAATATCAATGATTATATGCCAATGAAAATAGGTACTAAGGGTGAACATGTAATACAAGTAGATAAACATTATGTAGAAGATATTGGAATAGTAAAATTTGATTTGTTAGGTGTTGCGACATTAAATCTTGTTAAAGAAATTAAAGATGATTTGCATTTGAATCCGTGGGATTACGACATTAATAATCCTGAATTTGAAAATGATAAATCAACATATGAATTATTAGCAACTGGCAAAACAAATGGCGTATTCCAAGTTGAATCTGCTGGTATGAAGGATTTGCTTATAAGATTAAAACCGAAACTTGAACAGTTAGATTTTGAGGTTATTTCTGTCATATTGGCATTATATAGACCTGATAGTATGGGAGCATTAGACGAATATGTTGAAATGGCTTCTGGTGGAAGTAGACCACAATCAATTCATCCTGATATGGATGAAATACTAAAGGATACAAATTATTGTATGATTTATCAGGAACAACTTCTTGATATCGTTAAGAAATTTGGTGGAAGATCATACGGTGGTGCTGATTTGTTTAGAAAGGCTATTGGTAAAAAAATACCAGAGTTAGTGCAAAAAGAATCTGAAATTCTTCGTGGAGAAATTATTGAGAATGGTTATTCAAAGGCTATAGCCAATAAAATAGCAGATGAATTATCGCAAAAAGGTGGATACCTTTTTAATAAATCACATTCTTATTCATATGCCGTTCTTTGTTTTGAAACTGCTTGGTTTAAAGTACATTATCCAACCTATTTCTTTAAAGCATTATTTAATCAAAACAAAGATAAGGCAGGTGCAATTAATAAGTATATATTAGATGCACAATATTTTAATGTAGATGTGGAGCCTCCGCAAATAAATAAATCTGTTATGAATTTCACAGTAAATGATGACAAAGTTTTATTTGGATTATCAGCAATAAATCTTCCTCTATGTTTTAAATTTTTAACAACAATTCCAGTCTCTTCTTCCATTTCCCTTATAGCAGCTTGCTCAGCAGTCTCACCATATTCAATCTTACCTCCTGGAATATCATAATATCCTTCCGTCGGTTGCCCTTCATTATATTTTGTAACAACAACCTTCCCATCTTTTATCAAATAACACCTAACAGCTTTTCTTACATTTTTCACACTATTTCTCCTATTCCTAAAAATTCAAATCATTAAATATCCCTATTTCAAAAAAGCCTCTGGCTTGCTCTTAAGCAATTTAATTTCCGCTCTAAACTCCTCTATTTCTTTCTCAGTAAAATACATCAAAGAACAATCTATATCAAACTCCAATAAACGTTCCTTAATATAAACATAATATTCTCTTATAAAGTCCAAATAAAAAGATTTATTTTTTATTCCATCAACATTGTTGATCTTCAAAAATCTTTTAAACCTATCTTGATAAATTGAATTAACCGTTTTTACAAAAGTATAATTATGAAAATATCTCACTTCAATCCATAATTTCATAATACTTGTTAACTTATCAATAGCTTCTACTATATAACCTCCTGCACCTTGTGTAAAATTTACTATAATATTATATAAATTCGTACCAATTTTTCCTTCTAGCTCTCTTTCATCATTTTCTTCAATCTCAGCAAACATTTTTATTGTTATATCATTATAATTTTTAAATTGTGTTATTATCTCTGTTCCTTTATATTCCGCAAAATCATGAAACATAGACTTAACTAAAATATCATATACATCAATATTCTCACCTAGTTCTCTGTTACTATATTCTGCAATTAATAAACTCATTGTTGCAACCATATATTGATGAAAAAGTACATTATCTGGAAGTTGAGTTGTAATTTGCGAATATCTATACACATCTTTTAAATTCAAAACAACATAAACCAAATTTCCATATTGACTTTCATTAAATTTACCATCAATTATCAATCTAACAATTTCTTTTTTCTCTTTATAAAAGTAATCATCACTCTCAATTACTTGATTAATAATTTTATTTTTAGTAATCTCAAAAATAGAAACACATTCTTGATTACCTCTCAAAATCATTTTTTGGAAAATAGTAAATTCAGCAATATCTTCTAAAAACACTAAAAGTTCACTATATTTATTTAATTCAATATCCTTATAGTTATACTTTAACTTCTTCATGAGTCTATTTTTATATTCAAATTTCTCTAATATCAACTTATTAAGTATATCATGATAAAGTTTTATTTTTGACTTATCAGCAATTTCAAACTCTAAGTTACCAGTTTCACTATATATACTTTGTTTCAATAAGTAATTTGATAATACCTCTGTAACTTCTTGATTCTTTTCATTTCTATCTTCTATAATCTTCACAAACAAATATGTAACAATCATAGCTTTATCAATAATCGTATATTTATCATTTATTGTTTGATGAATTTTTGAATTATAACTATCTATATTAGCCAAATATATTTTAAACAAATCTTCTATTATATCATCCATCTGCCATCCATACTCTTTCTACATACTCTTCTTTAATTTTGCCAAAGCCTTTGACATAGATATTATATCATTATCTATTTCCACTAACTCATTATCAACAACCACATAATTTTCAATTGTAACATTTTTTAAATCCATCATCTTCTCAAGTTCATTTCTTATATAATGAACCTGCACACAATGTGGAGATTTATCAACTGTCGCAAATATTATTCTTTTTACTTTACCCGTTCTAATCATACCACCAATCTTAGTTATAGCCATATTTATATGAGTTTCTTCTAAACATAGTTCATATATGTTCTCTGATAGCTCCTTAACTTTCTCAAAACCCTGAGGTTGCATATTTTTCAAGCAACTACCTACTACAATAATTGTCTCATCCACATCATATATATTACTTCTCATTAAATCCTTCATATCAATTCACTTCTCCCAATAAGAATCTGCGTCAATTTTATCATAACTTATACCAAAAATAAAGCAATTTATCTCATTATTTCTCTTATCTTACATTCCCCTCAACATAAAACAAAACTAGCCAAAGATTATTACCATAATCTCTAGCCAGTTCCATATTAATTATAAAATCACTAATTTCTATTACTATATTTTTGATCTCTGTAACTCCTACTATTACTCCATTTATATTCAATTTATTTCTCTATAGCCTTTTCCGCATAAGTATTATTTATCAACTTATCATAAGGCACTTGTTTTTCAAGTTCCCCAGCTTCCGTCATTACATCTTCTAATCTTTCAAAACTTTCTTGTGTCAATATAGGAGTATCATTCCAAGCGTCTATATCTTTATAACTTTGAATAGCCGCCTCAAGAGTATCCAAATCTGTACCTGGGAAAAACTCCTGTACACTCTCAGCTATTTCTCTAGCCGTATGCTCCTTCACCCATTGTTGCCCTTCATATATTGCATTCGTAAATCCCTGAACTATATCTTCATTTTTATTAATATAACTCTTCTTAGCAAAATAAGCTGTATATGGAATCTCTCCTGACGCCTCTCCAACAGATGCCACAACATAACCTTTTCCCTGCATTTCAGTCATTGAAGCCGTTGGTTCAAATAGTGTAACATATTCAGCATTTCCACTACTAAAAGCACCAGCCATCAAATCAAACTTAATACTATCATCTAAAATTATATCTTTTTGTGGATTTATGCCTTCTTTCTTAAGTACATATTCTAAAGCCATATAAGGTACTCCTCCTTTTCTTCCAGGAATAACTGTCTTTCCTTTTAAATCTTTCCAACTAAAATTTTCTATTTGATTTCTTGCCACTAAAAAAGAG